AATTGTGTTAAATTGTTTGGTACCTCTGCCATGTTGCAAAAACCTCAAAAATATTATACAACTATAAATAGTTAAATAGGTGAAAATATATTAATATTTGATCCTACTGTCTAGAAGCTTCTTTGTGGGCGTCGGCCTCTTTTTGTTTTTGCTCCAACAATTTGTCAAAATACCACCTTCGCAAACCAACAGGCAGATTATACATTTCCGTAAGAGTCCAATTGCTATAATATTTCATATAGAAAAATTGCTCATATACGTCCTTCATGTATTCAGGAGTTAGACCAAAAAAAGTCCGCACTAAGCGGAACCTCCATAATGTCCGCATGGCCACAGTGAGAGCACTTAAAATCATGCTTCAAGTCTAGGCTCGGCACCAAACTATCATATACTTTTCTTATGTAGCGCGCCTGCAAGGCCGGTAAAGAGTTAATAAATCCATTTAAAGAACTGGCATCTGAAACTCCGTTCACAGAGACTATAAATGCCCTCAAGAAATCTGTCATTGGAGTTTCAGGAAAATTTCTTTTTTTCTTGTGCTCTGAAATTTTATTTAATGCTTTTTCGTCGTGACCAGTTAAAAGGCGAGCCTCTACTACAAAATCAGTGGTGGGGAGGGGAATCAAAAAAGTATTATTTTCTGTCAATGTGATATTTTTTTCTTGTAAATGAGGTTCTTCAGCAGTGCTACTCTGAAGAGTGCTTAGGTCAAATTCATACACTTGTTTTTCAGAGCAAGCTGGGCATGTAACATTTGTTTCGTAAAGGGTTCCATAACCATGGGCCCGGGCCGAGATTATCAAGGCGTTTTTGTCCCCCAAGAGTAGGTCGTCCACATTAACGCTTTTATTCACAATAAGATTTTCGAGCATTCTCTCTAGAGCGAGGCCCTTTCGAAGGAGGGCTTGGGATGTTAAAATGTCCTCTTCTTTGGTTGTCATGTGTTTCATCTCAATGACGGATTCGTTATGAAGGGGGTGGCCCGGAGGATAATATTTTCCCTCACTCGGCAAATCCACGAACTCGGTGGGGGTGACAAAATTCAAAACTTGCGCTGCTGGTGGCGCCTGGGGCGCTAGTGCAGCTGCGGGTGTAGAGTGCTCCATTGCAGGTGCAAGGCGCCCTTCGTTTCTGCTGCTCATGTTAAACCTCTCTTTGTTTTGTTAATTATAATACACAGCTATTAATAATTTAAATCTATTTTTAGATTTAATCAATTTTCATCGTGTCTGAAACGCTTTTTGCCCATTTCCCAAAAGCTTTTGTGATGGGCTGGTATGGCTCTTGGCCAGCCTTTTCTAAACGAGCTTCAAGTACTTTATCGCCCCATGTGCTTGAATATTCAAAATCCTGATAATTGAAATTTAAATCAATAGTGCTAAAGCCACTTCCTTGATAATTGATGGCTGAAAAGTTTACACTACTCAATACTGGGCGATGTATTATCCATTGACCAACAGTCTCTCCCTTATTATCAAATTCAATAATATTAAACTGCTTGGGGTTGTTTCTCATGGCCATCTGAATTTTTTGTGGCTTGGCAAAACCATCTTGTTTCACATTAACCATCTTATCAGTATATTGAGAAGTCTTGCCCTGAAGGGTGAGCGAAGCTTGGATTGCCGCGGCAGTGTTGGCGCCCTTGTTGTGATTGACAACATCTATTAAAGTTACTCGCATGGCGTTTGTAGCATATGCGTTAGTGGGGTATTCAATTTTTTGAAAATCGCCAGACTCTAGTTGATATTCGGCAGTAACAGTTTCGATGCGTGAATAGCCGGGGCGGTCGAAGTTGCGAACTAAATAGGGTTCAACATTCTGAAGACCATCGCCACCAAAGATAAGATCAGGAAAGACCAAAATGGCCTCGAAGGCTCTTTTTGGCCGAGCTTCATTGCTCGACCAAAATTGAAAAGCCTTTGGATTAAAAAAACCTGCACCGATAGACATAATTTAGAACACCTTGTTATTCGCTGAAGCCTAGCTCTTTTTGGTACTCTGCTATTGTAGCCGACTGATCCATTCCATTAACCATAATTTGGTTAGGTACTGGTTGTTCAGGTGACGCGGGTGCGCCTTCATATTGGGCCCAATCATATCGAAGGGTCATGGATATATTTACCATGGCGTCTGTTTCATAGGAAAGCTCTCCAAAATTAACAGCCGACACCCATGCGTTATATAATGTCCACTTTTCAATTGAATTTCCTTTTGCATCGATTTGTTGAATACTAGGAACCCCAAGAGCTTGAACTGAGTCCTTCTTGCTGAAAGATCGTTGCGCATCGAGTTGAGTTCCAGGAATAGCATAACCAGAGGCTTGGAGAGTTTTAACAATCACGGCAGATGCATCGGGGAAAACAGGATCAACTAAGCTAATTTGAAGCTCTTGCCACTGAATTCTACCAGGGTAGTAAAAAGTGTGAGCAACAAACTGGTGTTGTACAGATTCAACTGTAAATTGTGGCTTGCCCGATGTTTTAATAACATACGTTGGAATATCGTTTAAAACCAAAATCCATCGATAGCTTCTTTTAGGATCTACCGTCGATGAACTCCAGAATTGTTCATTTTTGATTGTCATTAGTTAAAATCTCCTCTTCTATTTATAAATAGAACTAAATTAAATTTTTAATCCTCAAAAGATGCCCCCGAGTTAGTAATAACAAAATCAATTGCAATGTACTCAATCGAGCGTGCTGGCTTAATGTAAATTTTCGCATACATAATGTTTCTGTCCACAAGGTCAGGAGTAGTTGTGGTTTCATCCAAAATAACCTTGTAATCTGTTAGGCCCAGGCCGGCCTTAACATCAGCTAAGAAAGGCTCGACTCTAGATTTAAACCGCGTCCATGTAACTTCCACATTCTGATCGAAAAGAATCGTCGCCGCAAACCTAGAAACTTGCTTCTTCAAGTAAATAAGAAGCCTTCTTACATTAATTCTATCAAGTGCGCTAGCGCCTACTTGTAGGGTTTTCTGGCCAAAAATTACGATACCTTCAGCCGGGAAAGAAGCAATTGGATTGATTTGATTTTCATACAATCGATCTCTCTGCTTTGAGGTCAGCTTCTCCTCAACCCCGACAACGGGGACGCCGCCGGCGCGATTTGCACTTAAGCCGCCGCGAGTAAATCCGGCGGGAGCAAACCACAGTTGAGAGTTCGCCTCTCCGTAGGATAAGGCACCCAAGGCGACCACAGAAGGGGGAGCCCACAATGTAACACCTGCAATTGTGTCTCGAATCTGAACCCATGGGTAGTATGCACACCCATAGCTGCTGTTAATCTTAAGTTTGTTTTTCTTATTATTAACAACATTTTTGACTTGGCCGCGGCGCGCCACTCGACCATTGCTAGATTCCGCAGGAGGTTGATATCCCCCATCCAAATCAATAATAGCAAGAGAATCTCCGCGCTTTTCGCACATATCGACAATCTTATTATTAAGGGATGTGTTGGTCAATCCGGGCATTGTGGCCACATTATATTCAACCACTTCAGGGTCAGAGAGGCAGTCCATACCAACAGCCACAGAGTTAAATGGAGCGTCTTTGGTCTCACTGGTGGCAGTTGTCCACTGTGAGTTTCTAAACGGATCGCTTTCCGTAATGTCCAGCCCATCAGCTCCTCCGTGCAAGCATGTCACAAACTGCTGCCATCCAGCAGTGTCTCCACCATAATTGGTGTCGATGACGTTCAAATAGCTAGCGGTAGCAGGGCCCGGTGTTGCAGCGGCTTTCGAGCCAGTATGGGCCGTATAAGAGATACCAAGGCGGCGCGAGCCAGACTGATATGTAGCATTGCTCTTGTAGGAGACTTTATCGTGCTGGCTTGTAATTGCGGAATTCCTAACGTCATCTAGAGAGAAAACCCAAGGTATTTCGGTCAAGCCGCTTGTCGCGTCCCAACTGTCTATGTCTTCACATCGAGTGCGGAGAACATCTATAACACTGTCGTCGAAGCGAGAACTATTGTACGTCGTATCAACACCGAAATATGCGTCATGAGGGTCAGCCAAAGAGGCACCTTCGTTACTCGTTTTACGCAATCTCAATGTCGGGAACAAAAATCCAGCATTAGGAGATGATCCTGAGCCAGCGCCATGAAAGGCCGCTTTTGTGGCGCCGTACAGTGACGCAGAGAAGTGGGTACCTTGCGTTCCAGTTGTTTGGTGCGCGGGGTCGGCTACGCCAACCATCACAAAGGCGCCTGTCGATCCAGTCGCCGCTGAAGCCGTGACTGCTCCTCGGTAGTGATATGGGCGCACGGTACCGCTAAGGCCGGTTCCCCAACCTACATAGCGCGGTGGACCAAAAACACCATAAGGTAGGCATTTGGGGTCTGCAGCTGCGCGATTGACATCATCGTGCAACTCCACATAGACATAGTTAGACAGATTCACAAAATCTCCATAAACCCTATATCTACGATCATTATCATCCCACTGTGCAAACTTATCACCAATTTTTTTCGCGATAAAGTTGTTAGAAGCCGGATCAAGAGTACAATTATTATACTGCTCTAAGATAACTGGTGCAGCATCAACATCATCAATGGCACGAACAACAACTGTGAAAGTACCATACTGATTTGGATCAAGAGGGTCTGCTGCGCGCAGATCTTTAATGCCAATTTTAATTTTACGCTGAGTTTCTTCACCCAGTTCGCGACTAGCTAGTCTGAAAAGCTTTTGTTGAGCCGTAGGATTGTACGATCCACTATCGGTTGTAAGGTCTTGCGCAATAAACCACCCTGTTTTAGCGAACTGTTGTTTGGGGCTTTTGGTTGGCGACATCTTAAAGTTACCGTGATCTTGAGTTTCATCCGGAGAGCCAACCCTCATTATGGCACCCCAGCAAAGTTTTGGATTTGCTGCGGTAATTCCATTGCCACCGGTACGCTTAAAGGTTCTTAAATTGCCTTCAAAAGATTCACCTACCCAAAAATTCACTGTATTGTCGGATCCCATGATATCAGCGTTGGTCTTGATTGGGTTTGTATTAAAAACCTTTCTGATAAAATTAGGAGAGTCTGGGTCGAAATTAAAAGACTGATTTGCAACCACAACGTTGTTGGAATTCTTTATCACAGCCTTGAATGTTGGGCCACTATCAACAGACTCCACAAACGTAAAGGCAGATGATGTTGTTGCCGGGGCCACGACGGCCGAGGCTGTGTTTTTTAAAACAACATTTCCAGACAAAGCAATGC